ATAAGCCAGAAAATAGCGGTCCAGAAGGATTAGGTCCTATCGTGGATACTCAAACCGCAAATAAATCTTTTCTGGCGTATGCATCATTATTACATCAGATGGGTATAAAGAACTGGGCATTTTGTTTAGCTTTACATGACCCATCTATCCAAGGATTAGATCCATTTTCAGAAGATTTAACTGCTGAACAAAAATACCGTATCGGTCAAGAGTTATTAAGTAATCCGTGGTATTATTTAAGAGAAGCAGCTAAAGTACCTCCAGCAGCTGGTAGTGAACCCGTGCAATTTAGAGCACACCGTGCTAACATGGGTATGTTTTGGTTATTCATGAATAACGTTTCATTCTTTTTGTTACAACCTCGTCAGACAGGTAAATCTGTTGTAGCAGATATGATTAATAACTATCTTATTCACTACAGAATGTGGAACTCAAAAACCATCTTGGTTACATTGAACCAACAATTACTTTCTGAGAATATAGAGCGTATCAAAATGATGCGTGATTTACTTCCTCAATATACGATAGCACGTACTTCTCAAGATACTAAAGCAAAAGAGGCTTATACGTATCCTGCTAGAGGTAATAGACTTATCACTCGTGTATCTCAAAACTCTGAAGTAACGGCAAATAACGTAGGTCGTGGATGTACTACACCAGTACAACAATACGATGAAGCTGCATTTATTAACTATATGGACGTAGTATGGCCAGCAGCAACAGCTGCAACAGGTGCAGCTCGAGATTTAGCGAAAGAACGTGGTGAACCATATGGCACTATCATCACGACTACAGCAGGTGATAAGATGTCACGTAGTGGTAGATTCATGTATGATATTTATCAGAATGCGGCCTCTTGGACAGAACACTATTTTGATTTACCTAATCAAGAAGAATTACACAATGTAGTTCGTAAGAATAGTAAAAATGGTACATTAATGGTGGGCGCAACGTTTAATCATTTACAGTTAGGATATACCGATGAATGGTTAAGAGAAAAGATTCGTGCTACACAAACTCAAGACCAAGATAAGATTAATAGAGACTATTTTAACGTTTGGACTTCAGGTGCAACCTTATCACCATTAGCACCAGAAATATCTCAAGATATCTTGATGTCTGAAAAACAACCTGATTATATACAGATTACAAAATCAGGTTACATTGTGAAGTGGTACATTAAACAAGAAGAGATTGGTAACTATATGCGTACCAATCATTGTATTATTGGCGCTGATACCTCAGAAGCAGTAAACCGAGATGCTACTTCTTTTATCGTCGTTAATGTGACTACTTTAGAAACGGTAGCAGCTGTTTCTATTTGTGAAGCAGATGTGATTAAATTGGCTGACTTCTTAGTAGAGTTCATGGTAGCATTCCAAAGAACAACGTTAATTATCGAACATAAATCTACAGGTGGTACGTTTATTGAAACACTTTACAATAAATTACCATTACACGGAATAGATCCATGTAGACGTATGTATAATACTATCGTTCAAGAAAAAGATAAAAATCCTGAATTATTTAAAGAACTCGTTGCCCCAGGTAAACGTAATAATTATTTCTATACGAGAAATAAAAAGAAATTTGGTTTTAACCAAACAGGTGGAACAAGACATTTACTTTATAAAGAAGTATTACAATTAGCGGCTAAACGTTGTAGAAATATTATTTACGATAAAACACTCTCTGCAGAGTTACGTTCATTAGAAGTGGATAGCAAATCAGGACGTATTGACCATACCGCTGAAGGTCATGACGATAACGTCATGGCATGGTTACTTTGCATGTGGTTATTGATGTATGGTAAAAATCTTTCGTTCTACGGAATAGATAGTAAACGAGTGATGTCGCATATTCAGGAAGATGGTAAATTAATGGATGATGTTCAAGATAGGGAGAATGCGTTAATCGAAAAATATCAGGATGAACTTGATAGATTAATTACCAAACTCGCTGAAAATGAATCCAGTATCTATAAAACTGTTTTAGAACATCAAGTTAAACGATTAAACGATAAGCTCGTTAACTTTGGTATAGAACCGAGAAACATCGATGGTTTATTAGCGGATATCAAAGAGAAAAAACGAGAACAAATGAGAATAAATCGTTTAAGATAAAAAGATGTAAAAAATTACATCAATGCTATTTGATATAGTTAATTGATTGGCAATGAGACTAACTTATCGTTTACCGAAATATACACTTGATTTTTTCTTTTCTAGTGATTCCTTAAACTAAGTGTATATTTTAAGTAAACGCACGTAATGAAATCAGAGTTGTTTTTTTGATTGGCTGTATTAACGTAAAACGTATATCCCTACTGTAAAAGGTAGGGATATATGCCGTTATGTATATTATGTCCTTAGGACGTTGTTGGTTAATTAAAATAGTATAGAAAGTGTATCTAATAATTTGCGATATTAGATACGTGCTCCGTTGTATATCCCACGCCTTAATCGGCGTGGGATATATGCTCGATAATAAACGAAAAAAAAGATAACGTTTCCGTTATCTTTTTCAACCTATAGGAAATTATCCAACAAATATTGTTGATCGATCTCCCATTGGTTTTCCGCAATGCGTCTAGCTACGATCTCGTAACTAACTGTTTCCGTTGAAGAGAAACCATCAAAGATAATTTCTCTTGTAGGTTCTTCTTTTAGAAGAACGACTTCTGCATCACTTCCGAATTCTTTCAATCGTTTTAATGCGGTATTGGTGTCGTAAAAATAATCCACATCACCATTAGTATTTTTTATCGCTGTAAGATGTACACAACGTGCGGTTGCACGACTCATCGCGTTATCATCGATAATGAATGTTTTCTTTTCCATTTTACCCTCCTTAGAGTTTAAATGAATTTATTTAATAAAATTTCTTCAGTAACTTCCCATTGACCGTTACCGATGTAATTAGCCATTACATTACGTTTGTTGGTAGTAACTTGGTTGTATCCGTCAAAACGGAATTCTTGTTTGTTACATTCCAGGCAAACAAGGATATGTCCTTCCTTCGGATATATGAATTCCCGTAATAATAAAGCAACATCATCACTTATTATAGGTGTTGTAGTTTGGTTATCAGTGTATCCAAATTTATAACCGTTACGACGGCTTACGCGTTGGATAATTTCAGTATTCAAAATGATTTTGTTTTCCATCTTTTAACTCCTTAGTTGATTGATAGTTTAATATAGAAAATATAGGTCAGCGATTCTACTTTTATATCCTTACAGAAACCCCTTTAACGATTGATTAACCGAGCTCATTAGCAACTCGACGGATTAAGTGCCTTAGTAGACAAACGTAGAATCCACGAAATCATACCCTTCCAGGTAGTTCGTGTGATCTCGTTTGGAACCAAAGGCTATCCATTCATCCCCGTCTTTGTAGTATTCAAAGACTACTCCGTTAACCACCGGTGCCCGTACTTCACGGTATACCGGTTGATCTTCATCATAGTCGTGGTTATATTCGTAACCTTCGAATTGCTGGATTGTTGTCCACTCTTTTACTTTCTCATCTGCTACGTCAGCAGGGATTGTCCAGATCCAATATGCACTCATGTTTTTCTCCTTAGATTTATGAGTTAAAAATAGGGCATCGAAATGACACCCCTTCTGTTATTGTTCGCCTTTATAAAACACCTTCAATCCAACCGGCGAAGTTGAACTTACTGGTTTTTGTAACTTCACCAGTAACTGGATCGGTTACTTCCACCGCCACGCGTTCAGTGAACGCATAGAGTGGGGTAACACCCACTCGACGGAGCGCTTGCTCCAATGGCCCCATGAAATATGGAGCACCGCCGATAACAGCATGACTAGCATGCATATCACGGCAAATCTCGGCTAAGCGAGATGCGTTGCCTTTGATTTCTCCAGCGGTAGGCAGGCCGCTGAAGGTGATGAGTTTAATGACCTCATCACGAACGTCAGTACCGACTTCTACAGCGTCTTTTAATTGTTCAGTTGTTAAAGAATGTTGCGTTAAGTTAATTAAGATCATTTTGCCCTCCTCAGGACTTTTGTTATTGATAAAGTATATAGACAGTTTTAATTCTTGTCTAGGAATTTTTTGTTAGTGGGTAGTTAAGGGTTTATACTTAGGTGTAACTAAAGCACCAATACCTAACAGTGTGTTATACACTAAATTGATGAGTAGTAACCCTCTGGTAATCTCCATATCTGCTGGAGTGATATGCCACGCTAATAAAGCAGTGGTTGGTAATACTAGCACCGCTTTAGCGGGTGTTAGGGCAAATGCCCCAATGATACCTGCTTTTATATAAAACAAGGTGTTTTGGAGTTTACCCCCTCTATAAGGTGAGTAATGTTCCTTACAGTAGGAACCGGCCCATTCTAATAATTCAGGGTCGTTACGAGTGCGGAGTTTAACGTCCGCGATAAGGCAACCGCCTAAATGTAGTAGTTGAGCGGTTAGTAGATAGATTACTGAATTTAAGATATCAGTTAACATGATTGACCTCCTTTGGTCCGATTGTTTGATTAATTAATTAGTTTTAGCTGCGAAGAATAATTCACTTACTACTGATTCTAAATCAGTAACGTAAATTTCACGTTTACCATGTTGAATTCTGTATTGGTCGTCTTTTATTTCGGTGACGACAGCATCAATGCCAAGATGCAAAGTTAATGCATCTAGAGCATCTTTAATATTTTCTGAACTAAAGTTGATAAAGTTAATCATTTTACCCTCCTTTGGGTTTTTAATTTATGGTGAAGAATTATAAGCATGTAAACTTCCATCCTACATGGATAGAGAGTTTAATAAATTCTCTTCTAGTCATTTAAGTCTCTTTTGGTATAACTTAAAAGAACTTATTAAACTTAATATTAAGGTGTCTCACGACAAGCTGTTAATATTCCTTGTTTGAGTAACAGACGACAAGGTAGCGTCCGGCCATTAGCAGTAGCGTTGCACATATTCGGCTCTAACACGGTCAACGCATTTTAAAATGCTGTCCGGATAGGGTGCAGAGTACGAACCATACGCTCTCTTCTTACCACGACCTAAGCGATAGTGAAGAGATGGCCACTCACCGAGTTTATTTCTAAACTCAGCGAAAGCCGCTACTACTTTCTCTGGCAAAGCACCTTCAACTGGCACATCTACAACTAAATAATGTTGGTGGTTTGATGTTACGATTTCTAATTTCATTTTTATGTCCTCATTTTTTTAATGTTACGATTAAGATATTTATTCTTAATTACCTTTATAAAGGGTGTTAATAAAATAACACCCTTAACTATATTAGTTTCATTAATTTTAATGAAACCTCTTTAGCTTAGTATGTGAATGTAAATTTTCACATACTGAGGTTATATTATAGTTAACCGATCCAAATTTGATCACGGCTAACCAAACCATCTTCCAACATCTGTTGAAATTCGGCTTCCCAAACCACTTTTAATGGTTCAAGGAATTGGTTAAATATGACACGCATAAGCGACCTCTTATCTAACAATATGTTGATGTCATATCGCTAGGACTGGTCGTGCAGTCCTAGCAACCCCTTAGTTTTACTTCTTCACGGAAGTGCATATATCCCTGCCCATTAAGGCAGGGATATATGTCAATTATTAAAGGTCTTTATTCCTTATTCAATTAGATTATATAAGTTTATAAAAATGATGCAATTGAAAATGCATCATTTTCTGAGTAACGAAGTTACGATAATTTTGATGCATTTTTAAAAATCTAATATTTAAAGTATAATGCATCAAAATCTAACTACCATAGATGGTTTAAAAAGATATATATTTTTATTATTATATGTATTAATACTCGTTTAACATTTTTGTGGTTGATTTGTTGGACATTTGATGTACTCCTAAAAATAGAAAAGTTGAGAATAAGGCATATACCCCATACACATCGTGTATGGGATATATGTTAATATTTTAAGGTCTTATAGAAACTAATAGATCAAATATCGCATTAAATAGCCAATAACCAAAAATGGCTATAAGTGGTATAATGTAAAACAATAATACAATTGATATTAGTAACGTTGAAAATATAATAAACAACGAGAATAATACAAATGAAGATCTATATGGTTTTTCTATCGGTGAAGAACCAAATTTATCCGCTATAATGTTAATCACTGGTGTTTTAGTTCTATAAGAAGTAAAAAGTAAAACTATTACAAATGGAATAGATACAAATATAGTTGTAGTGATGAAGAAACTGATAAACTGAATCACAGTATCGTTAGGTATACTTAATACTGTAGGCATGATTTCACTAAATAACATAACCACCTCTTTTAAGTACGACTAAAGTAAGCACCAATAACAAATGTTATCAGAAATACAATACAAGAAAGAGTAAATATGGTTTTTACTACTTTACCATTTTTTTTCACACATGATGATTTTAGCAAGGCCACCAATCATAATCGTGCTAGATAATAAAAATAACCAAAAGTTAATATACATTTAATATACTCCTATAAATAGGGTATATAAATATACCCTATGCTTTTTGTGATTCAACCCATTTTTGATAGACTTCATCTACCTTAGGTAACTTATATACCGTATGAGCAAAAGATAAACTATTTACTTTACCACCCAACATATTTAAGCCCGCTATACGCCATTCATCTTCTGTTAACCCTTCGATTCTTGCTAACTCATGATAAGTCGTATCTTTACTTACATTCATCGTGATTTCAATATTAGGATAACCGCTACTGATATCGATATCTGAACTATGCGCATGGGCTTTAGTGTGGTAATCGGGTAGTTCTTCTACCATACGTAAACCGTTGTCTATCAAGCGTTCTGTCGCTAATGCAACAATCCATCCAGATAAACTCGGTACGTCTTTATCCAAGTCTATAGACATTTGGTCAGAAGCAGTACCTAACACACCTCTGAACTTTTCATCTTCCTGCACGTAAAAATGTAAAGCATCTTTTAAACGTTTAGGGTTAGACGTAAAGTTAGCAATATCTGACACACCTAATAAAACACCAAATTTCTTTTCCAAATCATTCGTTGTTTCATCTAATATTTCTAAAGAAATACAGTCCCATAAGTTATACACGAGATATTCAATCTTGTGCATACTTTGTTCAATACGGTGTTTATCAACGCCATCTAAATGCTTAGTTTCTTCTATTTGTAATTTAGATATATTTGCATACTTATTAAGAATCGTATCTAATTTATAGTTTTCTTCTAAAGCAGCACCTTTACGAATCCAATAGAAACTACACATCGCATCAATAAAGAAGAAAGATGCAGGTACATCTAAATAGTGCCATTGTTCATAACCCGCTAAGGGTGTTTCTTTACCAGAAGAGGTGACTTTGGTTGTTGTACCTTTAACGTATTGACATTTTCTATATTTAGGTGGTACACTAGGATCAGATAAAATATTTGCTGGATTATAACCTTCATATTCAAGATTTTTAAGTATCTCTGGAATATCGAACGCCATTAAGTTCCAACCAACAATATAATCCGGCTGCCATTTATGTGCTCGTCTAAATACTTCAATAATCGCTAAAGCAGGTGTATCTGCAATAACGAATTCTACATCTACTTTACGTTTCTTTCTTACATCAGGTGTAAGTTTATCTAACTTTTCGTAGAACTGTTCTCTTGGTAAGGGTGTAGTACCTAAGAACTCTTTAGTCGTTGCTACGATAGCTTTATTCTTAAACGATAAAGAAACAGCAATGATTTCATTACGAACACTTACTACGTTCGTTTCAATATCGAGTACGGCTACAGTTGCATTACTTACTGCATCGGGGAATTTCTCTTTATACGCTTTACGAATAATAGAAGACGTAGAAATATCACAACCGTAAATGTATGGACTACGGAATAACTGTTTACGAGATTTATAAGAACCAACAGGCATGTTTAATGCTCGCTTAATGGTATCTTCTAATTCATATTCAGTGGTCATGTATACATCCATTTCTTCGATAGGTTTCCATACTCGTTTTTGAGTATAGTTTTGAAATGCTTTCTTATGGATATATACGGGTTTTTTAAAATTCTCAATGAATCTTAAATTATTCTTTACCTCACCTGTGGGAAGGTGTACTTTTTCTTTTATTAATAATAGATCATCACGACTCCCGTCATGTGACCTAAAATACATAGCGTTCCTACATTCAAATTTCGTTTTATTTGATTGTAGTTCAATATCAGTATTGTTCATAATTTGGGTAACCTTTTTAAATAAGTTAAACATAAAGCTATGTTTTGTAATATAAATACAAAATTTTAACTATGAATAAATAAGGAAACAACAATGCGTTTAGATAAATTTAGTCTTGTCAGTATGGAAGTTATCGATTACCAATTAAAAGATCCAGTAATAGATCAGCTTCGTGGTATTATTGAAGAATATAAAAAGGACAAAGATGGTAAAACGTTCGCTACTAGTCTAGAAGAAATTATTAAAAATCGTTTTAACATTACACTTAAATGTAACGTTAAACCAGCTAGCGTATTAAATGCTGCAGCTTATATTGAATTACTGGATGTATACCATCCTTTAAATAAAGGCTTATTAGATAATTACGGTGAAGTAGCCGCACAATACCTTGCGAATGAAACAGTTAAACCTAACTTTAAAAAGCTCGTTGCAGGTAAATTAGATCGTGTAGGTAGTCTTGACTTTAAAAAGGTTAAGGCTTCTGGAATTTTCTCTCAATTAGAATACCGTATTGAGTTACTTACTCCGTTATTCAAAGAAGAAACTGATTTTATTATTAGTATCATCATGCATGAATTAGGTCATATTTGGACATTCATGGAATACGTACACCACGTTACCTATAAGAACGTTATTGTTACGAGTATTGTAAAAGATTTCCTAGGTATTAAAGAAGATACTCTACGTGTAGAGTTTATTTCTAAAATTAATAATATCTATGGTGTTAAAGTACCTGAAGAATTAACGAAACAATCTGATCCTAAAGCACAGTTAGTGGTTATCGGTGATATCTATAAACAAATGTATAATGATTTCTCTGAAACAACTTATAATACCACATCAGTAGAAGTGTTAGCAGATCAATTTGCTTCAAGATTTGGTTTAGGTATCAACATGATTAAAGGCATGTCTGGTAAAGCATTCTCATGGAAAGGTATATCAGCATCCGTCTTCTTATTATTCGTGAGTGGTGTAATAATGGCTACTCTAGCAAGTTTCTCAGTATTCTTCATGGCACTTGGTGCGATGCCGTTTACCTTTGATATCTTAGTTTGTGTCATTATTGCTGGTTTATCAGGTGTGGCAAATATAACAGATAGTTTTGCTGGTGCTAAGATGAAGCTAGGTACATCGACTTACGATACACCTAAACAACGTATTGTACGTGTTCGTAATATGATGATCAACCAGTTAAAGAATGATCCTAAAAATAATGATGCTAAAAAACTAATAGAACAAATTGATGAAAGTATGGCTTATATTGAAAAAGCCGATGACTATAATGGTTTTATCGTTAAACTTTTAAGATGGGTATCGAGTGACTTTAGAACACAAGAAGAACGTAAAATTTATAATCAATTATTAGAAGATTTAATGGATAATACATTATACGTTTCTGGTAATAGATTTAAACATTTATTAGATAAGTAAACATATATCCTACCCATTAAGGGTAGGATATATGACGTATAGTGATTAAACCTGATTAGGCATTAATTTTTGATAGTTTTTGAAATACAATGTAACTGTATATGGAGTAGTAGTGTTATATCCATAAACGTAAGTGTTGTTGTATTTGGTGACTATGGATATTTTTACTTTTAAGATATTAGGATCTTTTTTAGCTTTTAACTTATTGTATTCCGCTTCACTAATGTTTGCAGAACTAGCATTAAGTTTTAAAACTCTCCCATCTTCAAAATAAGCACCGCCACGATTAAATTTCATTGCTGTTTTAAATACATCAACATTCACAGTTATATCGTAGAAACCGTTACTGTTCTTAGCGTATTTGGAAAGCTCAGCAAATTCTCTAGAATAAACATGTTTTTGTTCATAGTTATCTAAAGCAGGATTAAAATCTTCACTCTCTACTAAGAATTCATATTGTGATTTCTGCCAACTATTGATAGTAAATATTGCATTTTCAAAATTTACAATAATACCCTTATCGTCATCCAAAGTATAACTTATTCTATTAGGGATATAAGTTGTATTACCAATAAGCTTAGGTGGTTTAGTAAAATCAAAAACATTTTGACTTTTAAACGTTCCGTTATTATAAACCGGTGTAGGATTTTTATACCACTCTGGATCAGGATGATGATAAAAATAAACTTTTAAAGGTACGCCACTATCTAATTTTTCCTGAATATGTTTATACTTCTCAGGTATAATAAATTTAGGATCATCACCTGTCGCTTCGTCTTTATAATAAAATAAAGGTGTATCTCGAATAAATGGTTTAGTAGGATCACCAGCAAATGCATAGTTAGCAAATACTACTGTTCTACCATCTAAATCAAAATGCACGAATCTTTTATTTTCTATATAATAACAAATCGCTTTAGTGCCAAGTTCAATTATATCGTAATTATCAGTAACATAATCTTTACCGTAGAAATCACGAATATTCCCCGTATAAACAGTTTCTCCATCTACTTCAAATCTCAACCATGTGTTACCCATTGTGTGGTAATTATAGTGAGAATAAGTAGTAGCATTATCGGTATACAGTAATAATGCACTTGCGGAATTAATCATTCTATCACAAGCAGAGAAATTATTGAAGTGTGTCTCATCTTTATTGGCATAAAGGTTATAAGTTTCACCTGTTAAATTTACAGTGTGGTCCCAATAATGCGTACTAATCACTTCATCGTTTAAATGGTCGCCAGTCCCAAAAGCTGCAACAACTTTATAACGACGTTTAGAATTTATCATCCCACCGTGATCACGTTCACCAACGGTATAAAATATATCTTTATATTTCACATCAACTAAAGTTTCTTCTAAGTTGTCCAACATGTCATTATATCTTGGGCCTCTATGGTAGATAAGTTCGTTTAAATTATTTTCACTCCAATCTAACGCTCGTCCAGTTGCAGAAACAACTTCACGTTGTGGTATTGGTTCACTAAATAAATAAGTATAAATATCATCAGATTTATTTTTGTTATTACGATCAGTTGTACCGTAGTAATGATACCATCCACGTTTAGTTCCTTTTGTAACCATGACATTACCGCCAGGAAATTCACAATAGTAACCAGGATAGTCATTATTCCAACGTAACTTAGCAATATTCTGTAATTTATCCTTCGTATTTATACCAAGACTTTTAAGTGATGGAAAATTAAGGATTTCTGTTGCTGCGTAACTAACACGTTCTGGTAATGGGTTACTACTAGGTAATAAACCATATATTACCCATCTTTGAAGGTTATAATCCCAGAATGGTTTACCATCTCTGCGTAAATCTTCAAAATGTCGATTATCTATATCAGTATTTTCCTCATCACTATAAACAGGCATTTTATCTAAAAACTCACAATTCTCGCCTCGGTATAATTGACTTAAATCTATAGGGAAACCTAACTGATAGTCTACTTTTGATTGAATTATCATCTCACAATTCTGTTGAACCACTCTAAATGGATGATTTGCTCTAATCAGTACACTGGTTGCATTAATCAACTTAAAAGGGAACCGTTTAGGTAACCATTCAATGTACTGAATGGTAGAGACAAATAAATCTTCAACAGCAATAGATCTCAAACTAGTATTATCCCACACATACGTGCTAAAGTCCTGATTACCGAGATAATTACCTAAATAAGATTTAGGTTTAGGAGGATCTGTATTATTTAAAGCCCTCAATGGTACCATCTGACGTTTGAGTAACCTATTCAATCTTAGATGCATGTTACTCACACGACGGGAAGTTTTACCAGATAAATTGTTAACGTTATAATAATTTCTACCATCAGGTAATTCAACAATATCAAGCTCTGTACCTTCGTCTAAGAAATAAAAAGCCAGTCTAGGTCTTATATAGACTAATACGTCTCCACTAACCGTTGCTTTCTTATCCCCATTTGTTGCAGCTCTGATGACACCACCTTTACCAGGAATGATAGGTTTAAAGTCATTAAACCCAACTGGAGGACTTAATACATTAGTTTCATAAGACAGATAACTATCAGGTAAACTCATTTTCTGAGCGCCTATACCTTTCATTATATCAGCCTTATATTCTTCTTCGGTATAGTAAGGAAGATCACCGCGATGGTCTCGAATATAAGTCGTATCTGAGTTTAACTCATCCCCACGTCTTCTAGTTGAATAAGCATTTTTCAAATCATATTTGATTTTATCTGCTTCCGAAACATCACTATAATAACCTAATGTTACACCATTAGAGTAATCTTTAAACCCACCTATTAGATTACCACCATAGGCAGTATATCCTCTACCATTAAGACCTGGTTCTTGTTTTATATAACAATCCAAATCCATTAATTGTAAATAGTTAGTAGTAACATTAAAAAATGACAATAAATGATGAGCACTCTCATGCCATGCAAACCTAGGGTTGACCGCACTTGGACCATTCTGTTTCAACGGAAGATTTTCTATCACTAATGGTAAACTATTTCTGTGATCCGGATAGAGTGCATGGTGTGGTGTAGTGCCTTGTATTTTTCTCCAAGGAAGATAGCGTCGTTCACGCTTTATATCGTAAGTGGTATTAGTATAAAATAATCCTGGCATTTTGGTATACCCTATTCCCATAGAGATTAATTTATCCATACCTTCAGTTAATTGTTTATATATTAAACTATCACCGATAAATGCTCTCCTATTTTCAGGTTTACTACCTTCTTTATGGTAATATACATGGAATGATTTATATATAGGTAAAAAGCCAAGACCGTCTTCTCTCGTTAAATCAAACTCCCCATCTTTACCCGCCATTTGGGCTTTAACGGTATAATCTAAATAGTTATATACTGTATTTGTTCTTCGACCATTTTCATCGTAGGCAAAAGAATGAAATAAGAATGCCGCATCAAACCGTTTATCTGGAATAATCTCAAATGGTTTATTTTTGTAGGTATGACCACTGAAAGCTAATAATTTTCTAGTTTTACGATGGTAAAGTTTAGTATCGCTTCCTATAAGCATTTCACCATTAGCGAAAAACTCCATTCTACCTTCGATCATTATAAATGGAAAATAAGCTAAGTTAACTGCCCTGATATATTTTTTATCTTCACTTAATCGCATTATCCATCTTTGTTCGGTAGTATTAGCAGTAATAGATAACTTCAATGGCATCGGCATGTTCCACGGATAACCATTGCTGTATTTAACAGCACCGTTACCACCAAAATAACTACCTAAACTATTTATCACTGTAACATCGCCAAAAGGTGATGATGTTCTATCTTTAAAAACGGTATCTTTAAGGCTGCGATTTTCGTCTACATTGGTTGTGATCTTGGCATTGTAAGGTTTAAAGTAATTCTCTAAACTATTACCTTTATAGATCAATTTACTACCTTCTCCATATTTCTTGTTATTATCCCATTTATAAATGGTATCAAACATGTATGGAGCAGTAAATATGTAGTTGTTTGTTGTATCTTCAACATTTTCTCTCATTTTACCATAATCAATCCAAGCACCTGCCTCTAATTGAAATCCAGTTAAAGGACTGTATTTTCCAGGCAGAACTCTATTTTTACGGTAATACATGTGGTCGCCCCATATCGTTAGATAACCAAGGCTATCTAACGAGTATCCAGATCTTCCATGTACAGGGTCAAATGATACTAAGCCGTCCAGCTTGGTTACAAAACGAACAAAGTGTCGTCTTTTACCTGATGTATCTTCAGAGAACAACGACGGTTTCCCGTCGTGTCCATAAGTACCAGGATTTACTAATTTATAATTTTTATTATAAATAGACATTTAAATTTTATCTCCCTAAACGGTTAAGTTAGCCGGAATTTTAGTTAAGTTAGAAGCATTAACGATACTCGGTATATATTTAACCAATAACGATAAAGATTCGCCGTACTGATATTTAGTAACGTAATAACTATCTATTTCTTCAGGAACCACAACCCTAACTGAGAAAACGTATAAAGCATTAGCTGGTGTATATTCAGATTGCCCGCCAATGAAATAATCTTTCACTAACTCAGTAGTCTGTTTTTCTTGATCCACCATGATGTAGTTGTTTGTTATTTCCAACCCTTCTGCTAACTTAACAGCGAAAGTGTAAACATTTTTGTATTTACCATTAGCCTTAAGTGTTTCTTGTTTTAAAGCTCTAGTATCACTACTTAAATTAATCTCATACGGTTGTGTACTGACTAGATCATTTGTGCTACCGTAACTTATCGTACCTTCATCTGGAGCATATAACGAAAAATATTTAGTTATATCGAGAAAGACGTTATCTTTAAACTCTGGATCAATATCATCTATAGTTACCTTAAAGATATGGTTAAGCGCAAAACTTTTTTGTCGTCCCGATAAAGACTCTAATTCGTTATTAAACGCTTCTGTACCTTGAGCAAATATCTCTACCGATACTAGACGATGTTCTAGTTTATCACTATCTTCAGCATCCACAAACTGACAATTCTCATCGACGTTTCTATACAACACGTTACCGGTAATAACGATGCTATCATCATCGTTTAATGTAACACTGCTATCAGGGAAATCAGGATGAACCAAATAAGCGTTAGGACAGAAAGAAATAAATTCTACGTTATTCTTAGGGAATAAACTTTGTGTTTTATTCCTTGTGTACTTACCGTTTACTCTTACCCTTCCTTCTATCGTTACATCTACACCATTTTCATGATACTTAACTTTACCTGTCGCGTGCTTATCAAAAGTAAACATACGAGGGTCTGCCCCTCTATTTACCCAGTTATCTAATACAACTTCACTCATTTCTTTAGTATCAGGATAATTTTTAGTTAATGTATAACTAAAATCTACAAGATATCGAATAACTGCATTATCATCAACATTACATTCATGGTTATCGTATATTCTATCCCAGTTATATAAAGTATATAACCCGATATTAACAGGTTTATTTATTTCTACAACTACAGGCAACCAAATATTTTTACCTTTAAATGAGAATTTATCATCTGCAGGAAGATTAAGGCGAACACCTTTATATTCAGTCGTTTGTTTACTTGGATATCGTAAACTTAGGTCATAGAACTGTTTACTTGGATTTTTAGCAGAAGTCACTACAGCACCTGTGGTAGAACTCTCTTCACCCATAAACCAAGGACGTCTTTTATCTAACGTACTTAATAACTGTACTGGTGTATAACCTTCAAATCGATAGTTAGTTGTTGCACCTCTACTGTTTTCAATAGCAACAGGAGTAAGCTTTTTATAGTTAGCGTTTTGATATACGTATACGTTACCTTGTGGTGTTTCGATAGTATAAGCAGATAACTCTCTAGTCTCTATAGTAACAGCATTTCTATATCTTCCGATATACCCATCACCGTTAGTTGAACCTAGTCTTTCAGTAAAGTGTTTTAGGATTGCATCCTTATCTACACCAGCTATTCTAGGATATTGATTATTGAACTCAACTTGTGTCATCCCATTTAGGTGATTACGTAGTTCAGTTTCCCAGTTAGATATCGTTAACCATTTTTCTACTTTCTTAGCAGCTGTTGTATTGATAACACGAATATTATTAATACTTTCAAAAGCTGTAGCATCGAAACTTTGTTCAGTATTAAATATATATTTGTTTACTCCACCATCAACTGTTTGAGGATTATTCAATACAAGATCTCTCACTGCTGCTGTAGTACCAATAATATTTGATCTATAAATACCTGTTGGTTTTGTACCTAGTCTATAAATACCTTCAGGATAAATGTTACCTAATCTATCTAAAACGATACCTGTTATTTTATAACTTTGGTCAGCACCATCATCTAAGAAACTGATACTACTTTCGATGTTATAATCAGTCCACTGGCCACGTTTAATATTTATAGGGATAACGTACTCAGTTTGATCGCTACCCATTAAATCAGTAATAGTAATTTTATCACCATTCCGTAAACGATGAGGTAATACTGTAAAACTTTCGTAAGTTACACCACCAAAATCATCAGTTTGTTTAATCGTGTAAATTTGGTTTGCTTGTAACGTACTTAATCCAGTGAATTTCCAAACACCATTTTCATTTACCGTTCCACTATAAAGAACATTATCTTCTTCACCGTGTTTATAAATAACGAAAGGCGCACCTTGTTCACCTTTACCAACAATAGATGGTGTTCTTGTAGAAATCTCTGTTTTAGGAGGATACGTTATTTCAATAGCCGCATTAGTTCTATCTTTACGTAAACGTAAACGTTTGATGGTTAAATCGTGTTCTTCACCATATGGATCATCTAACCAAACATCTATCCAACCATATCGATTATCTAAAGTAATATCTAAATCGATTAAATCCCCTTCACCTTGTTTACGAGTAACATGTCTAGGAAAATCTTGAGTATCTTCAGAAGTACGATAGAATACGGTTACTTCTTCACGCATACCTCTTGACAACGTTATTTGGACTGGACCATCTGTTAACACGTGTTTATTATTCGTGTGGTTAAACACGAAGGTGTTATTAAATAATCCACCACCATCGTTTGCACGATATTTACCTACACCATGTTTATTAGAGTAACTAAAGTCACCAAAAGCCGCATACCCTTCTAATGTTGAATTACCATATTGAGGATCTCTTGTTTTAATTAAACTTAATCCTTCTAGATTAACTTTACTATAAACTCCTCTATTGGCTTTTAAAATATACCAATCAGATTCAGTTCGAGTAGATGATTTAAGATTGAAAATCGCATCACGATAAAGTGTTAATTCGTTTTTACCTCTATCCTGATAGAAGAAACGATGTGCTTGATTAATATCAGTATTATTTCTATTTTCAACAAATAACTTACTAGATTCAAAGAACCAAGGTAAATAATTGTGATATCTTAAAGAAAAATAGTTTAATACAATATCAGTGTGTTTATTGGTAAATTCAGTATTTAAATAAAAGAAAGTTTTCTCAATAAGTTTATATCCTTTACCTGTGATATAATCTTTAAAGTGTTTACCGGTATTATCGATGATCATTTTCTCATAATCAGTTAGATAATGAGTGATGTTTCTTTTTATTAAACTAAATAAGCCATCTGTTCTAGTTCTGATGCCGTCAATGGTATAAACGCTATTAGGATCGTTAGGATCTTTAAATACGACTTTACTGTTAAAGTAGCCATTAACCGTATAGAGTTTATTAAAGTGTCCTTGTTCATCTTCTACGACTACAGGCCATGTATAATCTAATTTTACTTTACCTGGATTTAAAGTGAAATATTCTTCTTTTCTTTTCCAGATAACATTACCTGTTACAGTGATATACTTTTGACCATTCTCTTCAGTAATAATAATTTTACTTTCAGGAACATTCGAATCATTTGAAGTAGTATAAGGTATAAAGTTATAACCTTCTGGTAACTCAATAGTAGTTATACCGTTTAACGTAGGGAATGTTTGATATAATTTTGTTTCAGAAGCTTTATTAGGAATATCAACACTCGAGTTAATAAATTGATAACTTACTAGGTTATCAGGATTCCAAAATAAAGTATGATCTACTGTAGCGTAAACATCTATAATTTCTTCAGGACTATATCTTAAATGAGGATAGATAAATCTATCGTTAATATTAAAGATACCTTTCGCTACCCAAGGATAGTGATTTTTATCAATAGTAACAGGATTGTTATTATTATCTACAGCACTAATATAATCCCAGATATTACCAAAAGGAATACCTTCAGTACCTTTAACAAATGTATTCCAACCTTTCATTGGTGTAAAGGTGGTACTAAATCCATTTAAGGTTTTAACACTATTGTAAGTATCGTTTTCAGTATGATAACGATAAATATCATTCTCACCGTTAGCTACTGCTATAATTTTATTATACTCTAATCCAGTAGGACTAATGTGAGTAAAAGTAGGGTTATATACACCACTCTTATCTAACATGTCTTCATTAAATTTCAATACACCATCTACGTTATTAACAAGATCGATATATCTAAAATGAGTACCGTTTATTTTATAACCTGTACTGGTGATTACTGTACCAGAAATATCTATAGTACCGTTAGTGTTTACGGTTACTTTACCATCATTGACAGGAATGATACCTAAAGGTAATTTAGGGAAAGAAGTAGGGGTAAGATCTTGGTTAGCTTCTATTGCACCATAAGTTACACTGCCATCTTCATTTTCTGAAATCAATCTATAAACATTACGAGGATTAACATCATCCTTAGTAACATCATCGTAATACGTTGTGATACTACCATAGTTTTTACTATCCGCAATATAACCATATGGATCAACGATCTTAGTATCATCACTTTTAATAACAATGTTTTCTGTTTTAAAAGTACCATCTGGATAAATCGTTAGTTTACCGTTAAAGATCGGAATAGGGTAGCTTTTACCCCCTTCAGCTTTAACAATCTGGTCATCAAAACTAACGTAATTATATCTTAGTTGCCATCCATCGTTATCCGTGTTATTTCTTTTATTAATGAAGCTATTAGGAACACGAATCGTTTTATCATAACTTGCATGATGTTTGTAAACGTTATCTTTATCTCTATCAGAAATTATTTCTTCTGTGAGATAACGTAATTTTTCATATCGGCTATAGATACCTGGTTTGACTAATTTATTCCAACAATAAACTTCACCAATGATTTCTATCGTACCTTGTTGATAGATATAGATAACAGAATTACTATTACCTACACCAAGTGGTATATTTAATTTAAAGTCTAAAGCTTCTGCTTCAGTGAGGTTTGTACCTTTGTGTTTTGTAAGATCTGTCCTGGCCGGATAATTGCCAGGTTCAAGCGCGACATAATTCGACGTCAGCGTCAGATCGCTTGGTTTTATTTCTGCCATTTTATTCTTTTCTCCATCGATGGTCTAGACATACGATTTCATACATGGTTATCGTATGTTATTTACGTAAAATAACTTATATATTTGCAAATATAAAGGTAAAAAATATGAACATGTTAAAACGCTATAAGTTAGATACTACGGCTAACAGTAGTGAGAATCTTGTAAAAGAAGAGATACATGTATTAAGCGGGGAAGGTGGGGATATTTGCTTCACTCGAAATGGCGCATTTTATAATAAGAGCTTAGTCGTAAAACAAGGTACCAAAGTACTAACTCTTAATAAAGATTACGTGTATTGTTTTTTCTGGCAAGATGCTACTACGAAGTTAGGTAATCCCGTATCTGTAGCTATTCAAATTAAAAATAATAATCTAATAGGTAAGATTACTTTAACCTACCAAGCGGTAGGGGGTGAATACCAAACTAGATATACTGAAATGGATACCCATATCCACAAGATGAGTATCAATGAAACACGAAATGTGTTTTGGGATGAGGTATTAGAAATACCGACTGCATTTATTCCTACTCGTCATTTACATAGAGCAGCTGATATCTATGGTATACAAGCTTTAGTACAAGCGGTATACGCTTTAAAAGAAGTCGTTGCTAATTCATCAGTTTTAAAACTTAAATCAGTATACGATCGTTTTTTAAAACTTAAAAATTACGTTGAACAAAATCTTAATAGTATCGATACGTATAAACACGAACTAAACTTAATACTCGAAACAATTAAAGCGAACAATGGTAATTCTTCTATTACACTCATGCAGATCGAGACATTATTCGATCAGAAATACGATGCTTTAATTGCTAACTTAGTAACTGATTTAAATAAAAGTAAAGGCTCCTTTACTGAAAAATTAACTGCTACTAACGCTAGCATCACTAGCTTATCGCTTAAAGTAGAGGAGTTAATTAATAGTAATGCTGTTTTAAGTGCTACCGTAAACCAACTTAAAGCGAATGAAAACGATGCTGTAGAAACAATGGTCAGTACAGTAACGAATAAACTTAAAGCAGGTAATACTGAAGTAACAAATAAAGTCAATACGTTATCTGATAAAGTAGATACATTTGATGATAGAATTACTAGAGAGGTTTCCAGCTTATCCGGATTCTTAGAATCAGCTAAAGCTGGTTTAAAAGCGGATATCGCAGAACTAGGTAGAAATATTATTGATAACTATTATACGCCTAATAAAGTAGGTGTAGATAAGTTAAGAGAAGATCTATCTAAATTAGCAGAAACTATCGATAATAACTTTAGTGTGCTTAACGACGAAACTACTCGTAAAGAAGCGAGATTAAACGCTACTATCGTTAGATTAGAAGATAGATTAAGACAGTTGGAACAAAGAGTAGAAACTTTAAGTTTAAGAGGTAATAATTAATGAATAAAAATATTATTCCTGCATTAAAGATGATTTACCCTTACGATAATACTGCTCAGGATAAAGGTAACTATATCCCTGATGATGTAAAGGTAATCCCACCTAATGGTGGCAAAGTAGTCGCTGCTAGTAAAGGTGCTTTCTACGCTGATACGCTGGTTATTAGAAAAGGACAAGAAACCTTACAGTTAAATCGTGATTACGAATTAGCAGGTTTCTATCAAGAGGCTACGGAAGAAACAGGTAAACCGGTAAACGTTTTAGTGGTATTCAAAGACCATATCGATGGTGAAGTAAGAATGTCTTACCAAGTGGTAGGCGGTATTTTTATCGGCGTATGGGAAACCGTACAAGATTATATTAATATCTTACTTATAGACCCACGTAAACAAAGATGGGATGATATCTTAGATAAACCAGAGCTCTATGCGCCTATGGATCACTATCATGATATCAATGATACTTACGGTTGGGATGTACTACCTTATAAGATCAGTGAATTAACTTCTGCTGTAACACGTGTACGTAGCCGTGAAATGCGTTTAGTTTATGAACGTATACTTCAAATCAAACGTAATACTGAAGAGTTAATTAATACGCGATTAGCGTCTTTAGATAAAATAGTGGCAAATGCTCTTTCTAATAATACTGAACTAAGTCAATTAAAAGTAGCAGTTAGAACAATTAATGATTTTATCGCAGCATTAGGTGATGCTGAAGAACTTTTATCTAAATTAGATAGTATCGATTCTAAAATTACTAAAGCTACGGCTAAAGTAAAATCAGAAATCCAAAATAGTATCGTATCTGATTTAGATAATTTAATTCAGAACTATAATACATTAAAAGGTAAAGTAGATCAACTCACTACGGATGTAACTAATTTAAAAGCATTAACTGCTACGGTTAATAATTTAAGTGATCGTATAAATACACTAGATACTACCATATTGCGAGATTCTAAAGCTTATACAGATGCTAAGTTTAATACTGCTAATAATAATCTTGATACAGCTATCAGAGGTGTAAAAAATATTACAACAGGTTTAACTGAGCAGTTAGAAGAACTAAAAACTCGAATGGAACGAGTTAGTGGGCTTTGTCAAGAATTCGGTAATTTACCTAAAAAGAGTTTTAGTAAAGGCACGAGTGTACTTGCTAGAGATGCTGATGGTAACTGTTATCAAATGGTTACACCTGAAAGCTTATTCCAAGACATTGGTGTTAAAATCAGTAGTAATAAAGTATCAGTAGATGTGGATAGTCCCTTCTACGTTAAATATATTGTAACTAATAGTGGTTCAGCAACGAATGAGAAAACAATACTAACCGTTATCTTACCAAATCAAAGCTATACGACACCTTACGTTGTTGGCGACTTCCACCAAACTCTCCAAAACGGTACTCGATTTGTTAAGGTAAGTGACACGCAGTATGAAGTCTACGGGTTACAAAGTGGGGGTACATTTACACTCACCTTTACTTTAACGCCTAGAACATTCGGTACGTATCAACTTGGTGGTCAAGTTACTGTAAATACAGAATACGATTTAGATACCACTAATAACCAAGCAAGTTTATTCTTAACTGCTAATACTGTAGTCGACAGTAACTATGTGGCAAGTGTAAACTGTCCGATGATCATTGCTAAAAGTCCTGATGGTGGGAAACAATATGCCGCAGTAAAAACCGCTAATGTTAATGGTCGATTAACTGTTGATACCAATGCTTTAATAAGTAGACTTAATATTATTAACGCTAAAACCGTTAATAACTTTAAAGTTAAACTAGAAAACTTTAGTACGGTATATGTTAAATATATTAAACCTGATCAGTTAAGAACACGGCACACGATTGGTTATATTAAATATAATCGAGAAATTAATGAGAATAATATAACGTTCATACCGTTCGCTATAATTAATGAACTGAGTGAAAGTATGTACTTATCTAGACTCCCATTGAGAGAAGAATTGTTTGGTGATAAGGCATCTATAAAAAGAATGATCGATGGTGGATATTTTAACTATGCACCTGGTGGTGCTAAAGTTTTCGCTGAAAACTTTCCATTATATCCTATCAATAATTTAGATGCTAATGCTGAATTAGTTTTTAATGCGTTATCAGATAACTTTACTTTAGAAGATGGTGTTGTTACCTTTAAAGGTGATGCTAAAGCAGCGTTATTATTGTGTAGACCACGTGGTGATAACTGTGTATGGCAATCTTTTATATTTACGACTAAAACACCTTATCAATTAGTTACTAATACCGATGATTACGTGATAAGTGGTATCCCTGCTAACTTATATACGAAATCTCAAGAAATCGTTTATTCTGAAGTGATTAATCCAAAAATGGTATTAAAGGATAGTAACGAAGAACAAATCGGTTATTATATAACTAAGAAATGGGATAAAGGCCATTATGAAGATAACTTCGAAGTGATTAAAACGGTAAATAATAAATACTTGATTAACTTAAACTCAAATACAACATATAGTTTTACTATTAAGAAAACTCGTAGTGCAGGTAAAGATGCAGGTACGGCAATTCCATTCCCGTATCCTAAGGCAAAAGGTAATATCAATTTTGCTGTTACCAATAAACCAGATGGGGAAATGGATTATATTACTGTAACAACTACCGATCAAGCGACGTCTACCGATAATATCACTTTCGATAATATTACGATTAACTTTGTTTAATATTTAACGTTTATATACAGCTACTGTAAGTAGCTGTATATATGTTTGTTCGAAAATGTTATGCTCTTATATAAGAGCATACATGTGTATAAATTAATATTAAAAAAGGGAAATAGAAAGACATGTCCGTTACCTTACCTAAAGAAAAAGCAATTACCAAAATGAAAGCAGTAAGCTCCATGATTCGTAATTGTCTTATTAAAAACAATGAAAAACTTAAAGATGTAGATTTTAATCATCTTAAAGCATCATTACCGGCTATCGGCAAAGAACTTATTTTACCTGTTGAAGTAAGTGTTAAACAAGATAGTAAAGTGCGTTATCGTTTAGAGTCTACTAAAGTTTATCAGTTCTCACGTGTAGATACTAATGAAGCTTTAAATGAATTAGGTTTTACTGATCGTGTATTACCTAAAGCACAATACGATGATTTAGTGAAATTATTAGAAGAAGTCGGTACATTCACTGTTACTGTAGGTGATATCGCTTCTGAAATTGGTGTAGCTAAAGCTGAATTTAACTTTGGTGTACGTTCTAGCGATTCTGTTCCATTAAGAACAATTGCTTTAAACGATGACACATTTGTTAAATCTGATTTAAACTATGTGTTCCACACACCAGTCACCTTTACGTTTACTGCTCCAGATACGATTAAAGAAGATATTGAAGAGCCTAAAGAAGATCCGAAAAAAGATGAGAAACCACTTATCGATATCGCTCCTCTTTTCGTAAAACGTACTTTAACTAACATTTTTGAAAAAGAAGAAAACTAAATAATATGTGACTACCGACCGTAGTCACGTTATTTATTCTTGTAAATTAAATAGAGGTAAAATTTAAATGGCAGCTAACGATGTATATGTATCATTAGAAAGTCTTGGTTTAAACGCAGCTGATTTCGTAAATCCAGCTATTCCTAAACAACGTACTTTCAAATTAGCTAGCGCTGTGGTTAAAGCAGCTATCCGTGCCGCTGGTAACACAGTAGAAGACGAAGTTTTTGAAGAACTTAACGTAGCTGTAAACGCTGCTGAACGTAAGTTAACTATCACTTTAGATGAAGAACAAGCTAAACGCTATATCATCTCTGAAGAGTTAGTATTAGACTACTCTGCTTTAGACTTCTCATCTTTAATGGTTGACGTTCTTGGTTTCGCTCGCGTTTACGAAGAAGACCGTTTAGATGCAGTTAAAGCAGCACTTCCTGCAGGTTTACAAGCAACTTATGATGAACAAACCCAAAAATTAACAGTAACTCCAGTTGCAACTGCTTCTAACTTCTCGTTCAAAGCAGCTGACAATACTTTAGCTACTTGTTTATTCCAAGGTGCATCATTTGAAATCGCTTTCGCTGACGTTGCTATCGATGTTGCGAAATTGATCACTAACCGTACATTAACAGTTGCTGTTCAAGATTTAGTTGAACCAGTAGCGGCTCCAGCTCCAGCAGAAGGTGGCCAACCAGCAGCTCCAGTAGCAGCTGAAGAACACCGTGCTGAAGAAGCTCATACTGAATCAGGTAGTTCTGAAGTAGTATCTGGCGAACAATAATCGAAAGTTAATCCGGTTTTAAAACGAAAAAAATAATTTTATTTGATTCGTCATATATCCTACACCCAAAAGGTGTAGGATATATGTTCGATCATTGCATTTGTTTAGCGATAAGTTTAGCTAATTCATTTAGCATCACCTTATCTAACCGTTCATGTATATTCACTTCTACAGTACCTGTAGCATTAGCTTCATGTACATTAAAGAAAATATTCTTTACAGTCAGTAAGCTAAACGGATCACAACCTCTAGAAACACAAAAGTATCTTACAATGCGTTCAAGCTTAGCAAGATATCCAGTATAGATATCTTTAAGATCATCTTGTGTAAAACTAGAAGCCATCACAGTTTCCTGATAAATCGGGAAACTATTTAAGTTGATGAAAAATGTGTATTCTTTCATGAAATACTAATCATCGTCTTTAGGTGGGTGAAGTTCACGATAAGCTTGTTCAACCTCATCTACGATTGGATCACTCATTTAATACTCCTTATTAAGTTAAAGTAAAGTTTCAACGACTTTACCGAAGAAGATACGTACATCCTTTTCGGTAGTCTTATTATCAGTAAAGATATAACTGATACCATTTAGACGATTGCCCTCAATATCTTCAACATAGATATCATTTTTAACAATGGTATTCTTGAATTGAAGATTAAGAACATTATCTAATCCTTCTTTTACGCCTTCTTTATCTAAGTTATCTGTTAAATAAAGATAAGCCGTTTCGTTATCTTTTTCATCTTTGGTTTTCACAATGATGTATTGACATTTGTGATGTAACACTGATGTTTCAAAATAACGTAATCCCTGTACATCTGTAGCATTCATGAAATAGAGTTTATCTTTTTCCATGTACACCACTTCATCAGTTTTAGGATGTTCGTACTTGTGATCTAATTCATTAGGACAAGTATATTCGACCATACCTAATAGTGTACCAATGAACACACCAGTTAATGCAATCATATCTGGACTAAGTCCATCGATACGAATGTAACCCGTATTAAAATCATAACGACAACTATCTACTTCACCAAGTTTATCAGAGATTTCAATAGTAAAGATACTATTAAAGTATGCCTGATAATATTTACTTTCAAATGTTGTAATAAACATTTTATAGTCACCTGATTTATCGAAGGTATCTTTAAATAAAGTATACAATTCATCGTAATGATTTTCTAAGTGACCTAATGGCGAACTTAAAACTGTTGCATTGACTAGTTGTTCACGTTGATAGTTTTCTTTAATTAAGTGATTAAACTTATTAAAGATATCCGTATAAACTTCTTTAACATGATGACAACAGCTATAGTTTCTAGCGAAGATATGGATGATGGTATTTTCTTCAGTACCATCTACCACATATCGCACATCTTTATCGTCTTCTATAAACTCTAATACACGATTTTCATAATCTCCGATATCTGTCGTACCGAAGTTAACTATGTTGATCGCTGCCTGACCAAGTTCATTATAAAAACTTAAGCATAAACCGCTCATTTCTCTTTTCCCTTTTATTCATCTACTCTGTCCAATAATCCTGCTTCTTCAGCATGGATAGTCGTCCAGCCAAGTTTCTCACCTTGTGATTCAAACAGACCTAAAGCATCTAATAAATGAAATGCTTTAGAGATTGTAGGTTCTTTATTTTCTAAGAAGATTTCACCGTAGTCGTTTACTGTAATTTCTCCTCGAATATCACCATTACCAAACACAACATTAATGTTAATATCGTCGTAAAGGTTATTTAGTTGTTCAACCACTTCAAGACATGGACCAAATTTAGTTGGTACCGTGATGATGAAACTCGTATCGTTATTACGAACCCAAACTTGTTCTTCTTTAACAAGTTCTTCTTTCGTTAAAGGAATAAAAGATAATTCATCTTTATATTCACTGAATACGACTTTAGAGAGTTTATAGAGTAAATCAGGGAAGTTCAAGATAGCATTTACACCATGTACATCAAAACCTGTAATACGGCAATTATATTCAACGTCATTATTATATTTATTGGTGAATAACCAATAGAATTTTTCATAAGCTGAATTACCAGGTACAGAGGCGAATACTTCGTTAGTTAACGTTTTATCAATTTGCCAGAAACGATCTGTAATGCTTTCGATGTGTGACTTAGCTAAATCATGCGCTAGATCATTAAAGTCAGCACTTGCCATGAATTGAATATCGTTAAATAGATTTACAGCACGAAGTAACTGTGGTGTGATTTTGTGGTTTTCTTCACGCATGAGTAATGCATCAATATCGAGTAGATATTCATCATCATTCTCAGCATGAACGTATTTATCAATAATATCATTGATTGTTTCAGGACGTTCTGAAGTGATGGTTAATACGTTTAAAAAGATGTTTTCATTTGACATTAGGGTTGCTCCGTATTTTAATTTTTAATTTCATTTGCATGATAAGAATCAGCGTATTCGTATACATTATAAGCTGCGAATAAATCAGCAACATGATAATCGACATTGGTTACTAACGCTTGACGTTCACCTAGATGATCGTTAACACATTTTAAAACGTTTAACGATAATATTTGATTACGATAAACACCATGTTTACCAAAAGCTTTACTTTCAACGATTGCTTTTACAACCTTATAAAGCTCTCTATCGAGTTCTTGAGAAAACTCTGCTAATGTTTTCCCATAAACACTGATATCGGTATAAGCTTTATTGTTATAAACAATACGCACCATATCTGCTCTTTGGAAGATTGTATCGGTAAACTGAAAGGTAGACTTATCATTAAAGACAGGAACACGATAGATAGCAATGTTATTCGTATCTTTATCATCACTTGGGTGTGCACTATAAGGTACGATTAGACCTGCATTTTCAAGTATTTTCTTACACTTATCAAAAACCACACGCCAGTGGTTTATATTCTTTACACTACGTGAACCATAATGGGTATTCATGCGTTCTGCACATTTACCGTATATGGCTAATATCGTGTAATAATTCCACATTCTAGTAAGTTCTGTATCTACCTTATGGATTTGATTTACAACTTGATTAAAGACGTCTATATCAGAGTTATAGGGAACAGAAATAATCGCATCGATATCTTCTATTCTGCTCATGAATAACATGATTATACCTCCGATAAAAACACTAATGCTGGTACGTTAGAGGTTTTACCCTTGATTGCTTCTTCCACGTATTTACGTAGATTTTTGTAAAACAATGTTAGATTAACATCATCACGGAAATAGATGTATCTTAATGGATTCCAGTTATTTGCCCCTTCTTCATTTAAGATAAACGAAATAAAGATAACGTTATTATCGTCTAAACGATTCACAATGATGTTACTAAAGTCATTAATATTTTCAACGATATATTTTAATCGTTGTTCTAATAAGTTTTCAAAAGTGCAATATTCGATATTTGAAGTAGTACCGAATTCATCTTCGATTGAAAGTGCTAAATGTAATTGATTGTTCATGGTTTATTCCTTATGCTATTTTAATTTCGATACTGGTAGTAAGATCAGGGTTAATAAGTTTCATTAACTCTATGAAATTATCCATAGTTTCAAATTCAGTATTGAATTCGGTCATATACGAATTGTGTTTTCTTAAATGTGTAATACAAGATAATTTATCTAATTCGCAAAATAAATTACTGTATTTTTCACTGTCATTTAAGAATACAAAATAGTATTTTGAATTATAATAAAACCCAATAACACTGAAACCATGAAGTTTAGCTAAAGTATCTATAATCAGCATGTAAACAGCGGTTTCAATTAAATACTCTAGTTTAAAGTTATATAACGTATTAGGTTTAATTTCAATAAGTTCGATCTCTTTAAATAGTTTAAACGCTCTATTTAAGATTACGTTATCAGGTGTATAACTCGATAGCGTACGTTTAAAGTATTCATCTTTAAAGGTATCTTTATTTACTTTTGGATCTATGTGAGAGATAGGTGGATCAAAAGCTTCATAAATGGTTTTCTTTTGTTCGTTGTTCATAGGGTACTCCTTAGTTGATAAATTCATTGAGTTGTATACACAACTTAGTTCAAATAGATAATATAGGTTTATAAGATAGATACTTTAAAGGACAAACATATATCCTATACCTTATAGGTATAGGATATATACAACCTATTAATTATCCATAGCTTTTACGTATTTTCTAAGGTTGGTAGCAGCACGGCTTAACCATCCATTAGTAAACACTTCTTGGGTTTGGTTCTTTTCAGATAGATCTAAATAGAAAGCAATCTGTGAACCCACTAAAGCGACTACAAGGTTTTTTACACCTTCTTCACCACGTTTATTCACATAAGCTTGTAATGAACGTAATGTACCGTTACCCAAAGCACCATCCACTGCAATATCAGCGTAGTCTACTTGACGGTTATTTAAAAGGTTTAATGCTCTTTGTAAGAACTTAACCGCACGACCTGTACCTGCATTCACACCGAAGTTAAACATCCAATCAGCTAAACATGGATTAATATTTAAGAGATCATCACCTCTTACCTTATTCCAGTATTGACTTCTATAGATGTTTTTAGCTTCTTCGATCTTCATGTCGATCATTCTGCCGTTATAACCATTAGCACGAGCGGTGTCTTTAGTAATACCAAAGTTAGTTTCACCACCTCTGTCGTTAGGGTTATTGACATAACCGCCTTCATCTTTCAGTAAACGACCTAAGATTAAATCGTAAGTATACTCTTTGTAATTTGCCATATGCTTGTATTAATCCTCCAAGATTATATAGTTTAAAAAAGGCATATCAACAAGTATAAGGTGTTTACTTAGCGATGTCGTAATACATGTCGTCTAAGAAATCTAAGTATTCTTCGGAAGGCATCGTTAAACTATCTGGAGTTTTAATATACGGTTTAACTTGGTCTGAACTAATATCTGTAGCATCAGTCATATCCCAAAACTCACCACAACGTAATAATTTAGTATTAGCTTTATCTGTTAAAATATTAAGCACGATTAAATGTTTACGTAAACACTGTTTACGTTTTTCTCTTTCTGCATCAGTTAATATCCCATCCAATAGTTTACCACTCACATTCTTTAACTCGTTTAGAATATTCTCTTTTACATTATCAAAGTTATAAAAACTTAAGATACGATCTACCTTAGGATCACTAATGTTAGAATAGATCTGATAACGTGATGTTAATATTTCTAATGCACGGTAATCACTTTTACTTAATTGTTTTAGGTAGTCAGAGATGTGTAAAAAATACACATTAAATTTAACTGGTGAGGCAACTTCATCATTCTCATTTTGATAATCCACCGTTAAATCAGTATTAAAGTTAAGTGTTTTAGATCGACGTATGGTGAAATTACCTCTTCCCCATTCTGAATAAACTACGTAAAGGTTAATATTGGATGTACGATCATTAGTTCCATGATTAAAATCACCAGTAACCGCTATTTGAACATAAATGAACTTGCCCTCAATTTCTGGAAAACGTCTAACGAGTGTTTCATCTAAACGGTTAATTAATTCACGATATTCAGGACCTATGTTACTAACCACATCTAAATAATCTTTAGTTACGGTTTTAGTTAAATTGTTATTTATTAATTCAGCCATTGTTTTTCCTTTTTTGATTACGTTAATAACCTACTGTCCCTGGTGGGTAATGAATATATTTACGTCTAGGTACATATTTCTTACCCGTTAAATCTAAACAGTCTCTTAAGAATTTTAAAAGTTTCTCTTGATTACGAATATTAACGAAAAATGTCCGTGTAAAATATTTATAATTATTTTGTACACTAATCGTGATAGAGATATTAGGATATTCTCTTCTCTGAATCAATCTATAAATATGGGTATACACTTCATTAACCCGTGTATTGTTTTCAACAATGAATTTTCGACGTTCCACTACAGTATCATAGTAGTTAGGTAATACACCAGATGGAATCATGATAGTGACTTTGTAATAAGTTGTTCCTTCGTCAAATATTCTTGCTAATAAATTAAACATCATGCTGATGTCTTTATTTGGTTTACTCATTTTGTACTCCGTATGAAAAGTATATTAACATACGTTGTTATATCGAAGTATAAACTTATAGAACAAACATAAATCCTACACCCAAGAAGGGTGTAGGAAGTACATTAAAGTATATTAAAGATTAGTATATCTCTAAAAGACTAAAGGTTTACGGCCATACCGTTTTCACCAACCGTTAAGTTGTTGTTATCGATTCGTAAATCACGTTTATCTTCAACATCAGCACGAGTAAAGTGGAATGTGAAAACTGCTTTAAAGTTCTCATCTATTTTATCATTTTCGTATCTATAAGATAATAAAGCAGATGGTACATCTTGCCATTGGTTACCTACACCGTGAGCGGTATTGATACCAAGATAAAGATATTTACTATTAGGATTTTCTGTTTTCTCTCTATACCCAATAACTTGTCCCGATCTATCATCACCGTCGTTAGTGAATTTCTTCAATTCATTTAAAACGGTATCATAATCGTCCCAAGTTAATTCACTCATGTTTTCAACGGTAACATGTTTTTTAATAAATGCATCGGCATCCGGTCCATTTATAATAAACATCGTTGAGTGACTATTTTCAGTATATTTACGTTTTATTTCGTTATCAAACTTAACAAACATTTCAACTTTAGGTTTAACAACCATGCCTTCTGAAAAACCAGCTGCACGACGGTCGATCAGTCTTTTAACACCTGAAGCCTGATATTCGTTAACTTTGCATCTGAAATCAAAATCACCAAAGTTTAAATCGTTTAAACTAGGGTTAGCGGTTTTAACCGCTTCTATCAAGGTATTTTTAAAACCTGTTTTAGCTACTTTCTTAGATACGCTTATACTAAATGCCATATATTTTTATTACCTATATATTTAACTAATTAATACTAATTAATATTTATTAACTGTTATCTTTTAAAAGAGGATCTTTGTTAATACGAATGTTAGAGTTTTCTAATACGATAGTTTCTTTATTCTCAGCTTCTGCACGAGTGAAGTGGAACGATAATAGTGGAATACCGTATAAATCATTATTCCAATCCATATCGACTGTGAGGAAATCCAAGATGTCAAGATCACGATTATTGATACTATAAACTAAATGAACATATTTACTATTTTCATTTTCTTCACGAGTTGTAACACTCACACTCTTACTGTCGTTAGCAAATTGGTTTAACACCGTAGTTACTTTACTGTAATCATCCCATGTTATTTCACCGATGTTTTCGATAGTAATAGCTTCAGCGATTACTTGATTAAGATCAGGACCAGTTAAATTAAATTTGAATAACTTACTATCTTCGTTATATAATCTAGCGATTTCTGGATTTTCAGATATACTCATTTCAATCACTGGAGTGATTTTAGTCCCTTTCGGTGTATCGTTTTCATGGTGACTACCAATTCGGCTTTCGTTGCTTCTTCTGAAACTAAAATTAGTGAAATCAACATTTGCCATACCTGGGTTTGCTTGTTTGATAGCATCTGCAATTAATTGACAATATTCATAATTACTAACCCAGTTAGTTCTTTTAGCATTGATAGGTTGATTATTTAAAACAACATCTTCGTCAATTTCTTCATCACGGATTACACCTTTACTGATGAGTTCTTGACGAAACGCTGAATCAGATTTGATTTTTTTGTATAAAGTGTTTTTATCAGTAACGTTTAACTTTTTATTTAATGTAATATTAAAAGCCATTCTATATACCTCATTTTTTAAATAAACTTAATAAAATATCGACAATAATGTATTTTTTACTGTCGACATAACATTGAGGCTGTCTTATATATGTTGTAGGGATATGTTCTATGTAGAATAATATTAATTTAAAAGAGGAAAAATAAAGATGGGATTTGATGTTCAGTTAGAATCTAGAAGTGGGAATCCTGCTCCAGATAAAACTGCAGATAGATGGAATAGTAATTTTATCACTACGGTTAATAATAAAGCTAAAGGTTGGTTTGATGTCCCTCGTTATAAAGGTATCATCATGAATGCTGATAAATGGGGACAAGGTACAATAAGATATAAAGATCCATTTAGACCTAATGGTCATTTTCAATTTCTTTCAGGTAGACGAGTGGAAAATGGTAATGTCTTTTACGATATAGCCGTACCAGATCAATCAAACTGGGGTGATCAACCTTATTACGTTATTGACTATATGGGTAGAGGAGTTTTACATAGAACATCGCCATATGTAAATAAACAAACAAAAAAATTAAACGAATATGTACACATCTGGAATATCGGTGGACATAACGTACATGATTTTGGATCATACCCTTACGGTATTGTTAATCCAAGTAACTATAGAGGTTATGCTGGAGTTTATGAAATAGATAATTCTTTATTTAAACAAATATATATCAATCAGGTATGGGAAGTTTCATGGCAAGGTTACGAAAGAGAAGCTGGTAGAATTGCAGTAAATGGTACAGGTCTATTAGAATACATGAGATACGTTTTCAGTAATGGTGTAGAAGGTTATACGCAACATAGCCAAGGCGGACATGAATTTGTTATACCAGAATCTTTAAGAAACGATCCTAATGCATGGGTAAAAATCGTTGGGAATAGTGAGTCTTCTTCTTATCCGAATAGACCAAATAGTTATTATGCTGAATCTCAGAAAATACCTTTTAACGTTATTAAACGTTTTAACGGTAGTTACAATATGCCATTTACAGGAATTGATAATAACAGAACTACCGTACATGCAGCTTTAGCACATGGCACCTTTAATCCTAATGCTAACTGGTATATTTATGAATTATACGGTTTTAGATCTGGCAATGATGTAACTCTAAGATTTAAATATATAAGTAATGGTAGAGTAGATAGAGTACTATTAAAAAATAATAATACTGAATATACGGCTATTAGTGCACCTAACGGTGATAATGTATCTCAAGTTACTGTTAGTACTCCAGATAGAGGTTTATATTTAATCTTCTATTGTAATGGTAGACCTCAATCAGTAGCTATCTATGTATAACTTAAACTAATCTAATATATCCTACTCTATAGAGTAGGATATATGTTTTATTTATTAAACTTAATTATAAGTTTAATTTTATCTGTGTATCTTATAAGATGCAGTACTGCATCAATATCTTTGTTCATAAGGGTCTATCTCTTATGGGCGGGGTGGCG